CTACAAATCGTGCCAGCCAGACATATGCGCGTTCGCACAGTGTCAAGCGTAGCCTATACACCAGATGTATTTGTTCTTGATCCAAACTATGCAGAGGTTGCTTATTTGCAAACGGCAAAGCAAGAAACCTTGGCGAAAACTGGTTTGGCAGAGCGCCGGTTGATTTCCTGCGAATATGGCTTACAAATTACTTCGCAAAAAGCACATGGTGTTATTGCTGATGTAAACGCCAGCTAAATCTAAGTGTGGGGGGCTGTAATGGCCCCCTGCATAAATAAAGAAAAAATCTAAGGCAAAAAAGAATGCACAATAATATTCTGAATACCAAAATTTCTGCTGAAGATGACAAGGTTATTATAAGCAGATCACAAGATGTAAGCGCAATTTTAGACTATAACAAAGAAAAGCAGATAGAAGGTTACAACCGTAAATCTGACTTGCGTCACGTTACCTCAATTCCTTTTGTTGTTGTTGAAATATGGCTAAAAGAAAGTGGCTTAAAAATCGGCTCGCGTGAGTTTGCTGAATATGTTAAAAAGAAATTGCTTTCTGGAGATTATAGCAAGCTGATGATACATGGTTATTAGGGCTAGAATAATGAAGTTTATAGAAGATTATATGGGCTTTCTCATAGCTCTAGCCGGTGCTATAGCTGCGTCAGGTTGGTGGATCGTTAATAATCTTCTTACTAGTAAGTCTCAAATCAAGCTTCTTGAGCAAAAAACAGACATGATGCATGAACTGTTAAAAGAAATGCGTGACGATCAAAAAGAGATGCGGCGCGATATTCAGAATTTAGCTGTCAAGTAAAATGTGATATAATTGGGCCATGATTTGCGCCCTCACATCTATTGCCTTTGGAATGTTTCCGCACGGGATCATGTATAAGGCTTGCCGGTATCGCTGCCCGCGCCCGTCATTTTATTATCATTACCCAAAAATATACAGAATACATCCTGATGTTAAATGCTTGGGATATATCATTGTGGGGCGAGATGCATGATTGATCCATTTACGGCTCTAGCTGCCGTGAAATCTGCGGTATCTGCGGGCAAGGAAATTGTGAACGTCACCAAACAAATTGGTGAGTTTTTTGATGGTGTGGATGATTTACGGGCAGCACATGAGAAGAAGAAAAACAGCCTTTTCTCTGGATCGGATGAAAATGCTATGGAGACTTTTGTTAATCTGCAAAGGGCAAAGGACGCAGAAGAAGAATTGCGTCAGATCGTTATTGCCACCAGAGGCTTTTCCGCTTGGGGTGAATTGCAAGCCATAAGAGTGCAAGCAAGAAAAGATAGAAAGGCCAAGGCAGAAGCAGAAAGAAAGCGCAAAGCTAAGATGGTCGAGAAGATAATAATTTATGGTGGCGCGGTAATTATTGTTACGATCATGCTTGGAATAACGGTTGTTATTATCTTAGCGAAGCAGGGTCGCATTTAATGGCTGACGGTGTAAGCGGCGTAGGATCTGCGCCATTTAACGTAGGATCTGACATACACCAGCAAACGCAGACGCGTGAGCGCATAGAAACGCATCTGGTAGAGCAAAGGGTGGCAAAGGAGCATAGGGCTAACCACACGCACCTAGAGGCGCTCAGAGAACAAAAGTTGGACTTAGGCAAAGCTTATGATAGGTTTGGGGCCAAGACTACAGCGGATCGGCCTACGGGTACGAAAATCAACATAGAGGTCTAACATGGAAAAGCTTTTAGAATATAAAATCATGCCACGTTTGATGATGCTAGTAATGACTGTGATGTATATACGGGTCATAGAGTGGTTTATGTCTCTTCCGCAGGGTGAGGTCAGCACACAGGCTACCGCGCTCACAGCAACCGTTACAGGAGCTATGACAGGTGCTTTTGCGGTATGGCTTGGATCTGAGAAATGATTGATAAACTAATAGCACCCGTAACTGGTCTTTTAGACAAGTTCATTCCAGATGCCGACGAGAAAGCAAAACTCGCGCACGAGATTGCCACAATGTCGGATCGACACGCGCAAGAGTTGGCCCTTGCTCAAATATCGGTCAACCAAGCAGAGGCAGCAAGTGGAAGCACTTTTAAAGGTGGCTGGCGTCCTTTCATTGGTTGGGTCTGTGGGCTTGCTTTTGGTTGGCATTTTATTGGTCAGCCTGTTGCCCTTTTTGTTGTAGCTATGACGGGCACAGAAATTCCACCATTGCCAGAGTTTGACATGGGAACATTGCTAACTGTTCTTGGCGGTATGCTAGGCATTGGTAGTCTTAGGACATATGAAAAGCAGAAAGGCTTAACCAAATGAGAAAGATAAACGAGATTATAATTCATTGCACGGCAACAAATCCGAAATGGTATGCTGATCGGCCTGTTGAAGATGTGGTGAAAGAAATCAGACGGTGGCACGTTGAAGAGCGTAACTGGTCTGATATTGGCTACCATGCAATCATTCACCGTGACGGATCTGTGGGTTATGGTAGGCCCGTAGAGCGCTCTGGGGCGCACTGTAGGGGCCGAAACAAGTCATCCATAGGGGTAAGCCTAGTGGGTGGCCGTGGTGGCTGTGCTGACGATGCTTTTCTGGACAACTTTACACCAGAGCAGGAGACAGCTTTGCGTGAGTTAATTGTGGAATACAGCGCCAAGTTTCCCAGCATCAAAGAAATATCTGGGCATAATAGCTGGGCTTCCAAGGCTTGCCCTTGCTTTGCTGTCAGGGATTGGTCATAAGCAAAAGTCGGGGCTGGCTCATAGGAAACTGTGACAGGGTTGTGATGAACTTGCTGGCCCCACGAAAAACCCCGCCACTACACAAGGAGAAGATAGTGACGGGGGAGAAGGTTTGACCCTTCATCTACGCCGCGTGGGAGTGCGCAGCATTCTGTGCTAATCGCCGTTTTCGCCGGTACTGATTGACAATGTTACGGCTGCAATTCAATTCTGCCACAATTTCGTCTGTGGTCATACCTTTTTCTAAACGCTCATTGATCTTGGTCTTAAAACCATTTGGCCTTCCCAAGCGCCCGCCTTGCTTTTGTTTTTTCTCATATTCCTCAACCTTGCCCCAGCTTGGGTTGTTTCCCCAGCTTTCTTTGCTTCTGACGTAATTCATATCTGCTTTTGCCATCTCTATCATTCTGGCGGCTAACACGGTTTCATCCATGAATGTTTTTCCCTTCTTTTTGGAGTGATAAGATAAATGATTTTAATTCGGATCTGGCGCGTTCCAAGTCTTGTTTAACGTTGGGGTGCGGATCTAGCCTAAAGCTTTCATCTTGCAAACGATCTACTTGCCCCCGCAGAAACCGCAAATGTGCGTGATCGGCTGATGTAAGGCTCTGCATTAATGTACCCCCCTTTTTGGCTGCGTTTAAAATTGATCTGCCAATAGTGGCAAAATCTAACAAGGCTCTTAGCATCCCATTTCAGAATGCTTGCGGCCTCTGCATAAGTGTAATCATCAGCAAGTGATTTGACCAAAGCAATCTTTTCTTGCTGGTGACGGTTGCGGATTTCTGCCCAAGTTTCCAATTCACTGCTCCTGTTCTGGCCGCGGCCGTGGTTTGATGTTTGGGATAGTGCGGCGGTAATCTGCTTCACCGCCCATTTCTACGCACTGAGGCAGAAAGATCCGCTCAAGATCATAATACTCAGAAAACGCTTTGCATTCATCTGGCGATGAAAAGATGACAAACGCCATAAAAACTGGTTCAGCAATATTCATTACATCCACCCCATGCTAACGCCAAAGATCCAGCCCAACACCACCGCAGCAATCGCCGCAGTGATGATGATGTCTTGTACCCAATTAGTCATTGATAACTCCATAGCTGCGCCATAACTGGTTGCGCGTTGGAGTGTGCTTGATACCCTGCACGATCTTGATGATCTCATCTAACGTGCCATAGAGCGAAGCAGATTTAAGCTGCGCGTTGAGCATATCAACTTCAGCATCGGTTGGGCCTGTGTTGCAGTCACAAGCCTCTGTGATCGTCACACTGTCATCAAACGAGTTGTGCTGGTGTGAGTAGCTGATAAGGCCCGTGCCTTTACATTGTTTGCAATTGTAGCTCATGGTGTTCTCCTTGTTGACCATGTTTGACATCATACACGTTACAGCCTACGCATCAAGAAAAAAAGTTTGCTAAAAACCATTTTAGGTTAATAGCAAACTCCTGTCGCTGTAGTGAGGGGCCGCAGCCCCCCGTTGATTATTTTGCCTGCTCAGATGCCAGCTTGTCAGCGGCTGCCATGATGACTGACAGCGGTGTAAACTTACCGGCAAGATAGTAGAAGCAGCGTGTGAATGTGGTGTTGTGCTCATTGGTCACAAGGTGCGGTGTGACGCTGACAGGCAAGCCACCAAACAGACGGCCAAGCTCAACGGCCTCGTGATACTGAGCTGTGCGGCGCTTGATCATGTCAACCACAGTCTCTGTGACTTGAGCCTGCTTTTCGCTTACGCGGTCATTCTTTGGCTGTGGCTTTACGACTGGGATGGCTTTGAAGTCAGCGCGAAGTGCTGCAAGCGTTTTGATGTCAGCGTGATGGATTTCATCAAACAAACGAAAGTGCTTGTCGCGGATCTGGTGAAGATCAAATGGGATCGCCCAGCAATCTTCGCGTGACAGGTTGTCAATTGAAAATCTAAAATTGTTCTCGCGGATCATTGAGAACCCAGCGTTTAATATGCTCATCGCTTCTTTCTGGTGAGCCTTGGCAGCAAAGGTGCCATCTTCTTGAACGCATGAAAGCGCCATGTTAATGTGATCTTGAACTGTTTTTGCTTTTAGGTAAGTTGTCATGTCTTCCTCCTTGTTGCCTATAAATTATATATAGGGGACTATAGACTACATTGCAACCCCTAAAGATAAAAAAGGGGCCGTAGCCCCAATTTATTTTTAATGATTGATTGCGTGAACCCAGATGCCGTAGACCATCTTGTTGGAGCTATCAAAAGTATCGTGAGGGGTTCCCTCAATGACAGCGCAGTAGTGGCCCGCCATGCGAGCGATGCAGACGCCTTCTGTGTCAGCGGCTTTGGCTTTACGGCCATCAAACTTGGGAGCCGCCTTCCAAAACCAGCCATGCTTATTCAGCACTTTTTCATAGACGGTTTTTTTCAACCCGTTGCGAGCAGACTTTTTGCCACCCGCGTCTTTGTTAGCTTGCGCGAGTTCGCGGTAGCAATCCTCATAAGAGAGGTCTAAAGCAATTGCCATAGCGCGAACACCGCAGTCGCCAGCGGAGCCTTTTCGGCCAGAAGCGGAGCGCCCGCCATCGGTGTAAGTAAAGTTTGAATTAGTCATGTGTTGCCCTCCAGAGCGTTGCGGGGCCGTAGCCCCTGTTGTTTATGTCACCCGTTGAACGTCTGTAACTTTCAGCATGATTATTGACGAAAGCGGATAATCGCCTTCAGTTTTTTCGGCCAAAACTTTTATAACAGCCATGTCAGCATCATCAGCTTGCACGAAGCGTGTGCAAATTGTTTCAGGGTTGTCTGTTTCACCGATTTGATATGTAACTGAAAATTTGTTCATCTGGGTTCTCCTTGTTGTCTATACATGATATATAGTAGCTTATAGCCTACAAGTCAAGGGGGGGTAGACAAATAAATTAAAAAAAATATTATCCAGCTATGAATAAAGTTGAGATCCAAGTGTCAGGACAGCCCCAAGGAAAGGGTAGGCCACGCTTTACGCGCACTGGTCATACTTACACCCCGCCCAAGACAAAAGAATATGAGGCTCGCATTCAAGCAGCAGCATGGTCAGCTATGAAGCAGCATGGCCTAGAGCCGACAGACAGGCCCGTACACGTTGATCTAGTGGCTTTCATGGACATACCCAAGTCATGGCCCAAGACGAAACGCCTAGAGGCTGAATATGGAGCCATACGGCATATGAGCAAGCCTGATCTGGATAACATTGTTAAGGCTGCGCTAGACGGGATCGTTGGGAAGGTAGTGCTGGATGACAAACAGGTTCACAGCATCAGAGCCAGAAAAGTGTATTGTCATCCTGAGCGGGGGCCAGTTCTCTATATTTCGGTTGAATGGGAATAACTGTAATCTGGCCCATAAGTTTCGCGCCAAAGTTTCGGTTCACGATGGAGCGCGATTTTGGATGTGTCAAAAAGACCCTGATGGTGGCCTTCGCATAGCGGGATACAACTTGTATCTGGGCGCTTCTCAGTGCCGTGACGATCATGGATCGGGTGATGGGCTTGAGTAGCGCTTTGCTGCGCCTCTCCAAACCTCTCACAGACGCAGCACGGCTGCTGCCTAACCCAGCGCAGAAACTTCACGCTTTTTTTGTCTTTGGGTTCTTTAAGGCCAAGCGGTGGTTTGTTTGCTAAGTTTGTCACCTCAATTTTCCTCAAACTTATTCAAATGACATCCAATATTCTTTAATGCGTTTGCCATTTTCAAGCTTTATAAACTGGCTATCAATAACCACGCCTTGCTCTTTCAAATCTAAAATACGGCGCGGCAATGACCAGCAACCAAACCTATCTAAAGCCACCATACCTGTGATTGAATTGCCAGCCTCTAAGTAGCCTTTGATCGCCTTTGTTTGACTTTCCATATCCATTATAAACTCTCCTTTAAGAGTGGGTCATATCCGATTGCATCTGACAGCTTTTCCATCGCTGCCTCAAAGTATTTCATAAAATCTTGCTGGCTCATCTGGTCAAACGAAATGCTGTTTGGAATACGCATAAATTCTTCAGCCATTTCATTGTATTTCATTGAGTAATAACCACACGCAAATTTTAGTTCATCGTGCAGATGTTTTTCCGTGGGCCATTTGCCAGTGTCTTTGCATACGTTGCGCAGCGCCGCCCAATAGAGATTGTGATGCGGGTTGGATCTCTTTCCGGTAGATGTCAGGTTAAAAACTTGACCATCAGCAAAATCTTCCATGCGCTGGGCATCATATTGAGAAACGGGCAATAGCTGCCGGTCTTTCAATTGCATTTGAAGCTTTGTCATTTTTGCCTCTTTTGTTGTGTGGGGGATTTACAGAACCCTTCCCCCTGAGGGCACTCCGACATGGGCAGCTTGTAACCACCCACCAAGTCTGTTCCATTAAACCTAATTAAGCACTTGCCCGCCAAACTCTGATTTTGTCACCTTCTGATTTGCTGACTAATTTTACATCTAAGAGTTTTGCAGCGTGCCATATAGAACTTCTTTCACGCTCATCATTTACTAAAATGCTGTGACCTTTTTTCATTTTGACCAATACACTGCGCCACAGTCCTTTAGTTCTCTCATTTGGCATTGGAATTTTCTTATCGATAGTAATTTCCATAGTTTTCTCCTGACACATGGTTTCGGGGCAAGCCCCAGCTTAATCCGCTTTAAAACGGAATTTGATCATCGTGAATATTATTAGATTGCGGCGCTTGATGTTCAGTGTGCCTTACCGGCTCCACAGATCGCCCACCAAACAGCTTAACCTCTGATGGCCTGACACCTAAGAAGGTCTTGCCGTTGTACTCACGGGTCTTTAAATCGCCTGTCACAGCCACTTGCGTACCTTTGGTTAAATACTGCGCTACCTGTGTGCGGTTGTAAGATACATCAAAAAACATCACGCCTTTGTTTTCTCCCCATCCATCATCAACTGCGACAGAAAAGGAGACAAATCCCCCCTTGTCGTTCTGACGAACTTCACTGTCTTTGGTGAGACGCCCAACGATAGTAATTGCTTTCATATTTCTAGCTCCAATTTGCGGTTATTGTTTGCATCAAAGAGCGCGTCATACTGGTCTGACGTTAGCCCCGTGCTGTTAATGAGCTTTTTAAATTTTGGCTCAAACTTCTCAAAAGCTGACGCGGTGCAGTTTTTGTAAAATTCTATAGATGCATCTACTCTAGCATCAATGCCCAATTCCATTGCTGGCTTAGACTGTTCAGCGTGTGCTGCTTCCTTGCGAGAGATGCCATCCATCTCATTAGATGATGCATATTGCCCGCCATGCATACCCATACTGGCAAGCGCCCGCCCGATAGCAGAAGTCTCGCAAACCTCTACAGCAGACGTTTTGGTAATGTGTGATGATCCTCGTATTTCTTCAGCAAGACCTGATCCAACTACAAACCCATCTTTATCAGCAATCAAAGCCCGCACAATAACCGTCTTGCCATCGTTATGCACAATCTCAGTCGTGATACCGTAGTCACCGCCAAATGACATCCGGAATGCCTCTACACGCTTGGCAACCTCTGTGTATTGCTTGCCGCCGCGCTGCTTTACGCCGTGCGATTTATTAAGCTCAGCAACAAGATCCATTGCTTGGTGAAATTTATTAGCTTGCATAGCCAGCGATCTCCTTAGTCAAATCATGGTGAAAGTTTGCAGCTTTAACGCCTGTCTCTACAGCCTTAATCATGCGGCTTACAGTATGCGTTGAGATGTTTTCTTTTACAGCCATCTCAATCATAGCTTTTACGATAGCAGCTTGTATTTCTGCTGGTGTTGGATGTTTATGCATTTTGTACCCCTACTTGCATTTTGTGGGTTGTGTCTATCAGCGATGTAGCTTATGCACAACCCCATAATTGTTTATGGAGTGAAAAAAATGGAAGTTAGTACAATGTACCGCCTTGATAAGATCCAGCAGATGCTTGGTGATCGTCAGGTGCAAGCCATAGCAGATGCTACTGGATTATCGCGCTGGACTATATACAATGTGCGTAAAGGCGTTGGCAAAATTCGCTACGAAACAGTAGAGCGTTTGTCAGATTATTTTGAGCGCCAGAAATAATAGAACCGCCAGCTTGGTCATGCTGACGGTTCGTAGGGGTAAACAGTGTTGGAGAACACATTGGAACTCCTGATACACTATAGGAACAAAAAAATAAAGGGGTTACGATGTCAAATCACACTTTCAATCCAGCAATTGCTTGCGCTGTAGGCGTCAACGCTGCTGTCATTTATCAGAACATTTTATTCTGGACAGAGAAGAATGCAGCAAACAATCGTCATAAGCATGAGGGCGCTTACTGGACCTATAACAGCATCTCAGCGTTTGAACAGTTGTTTCCATACCTATCGGCAAAGCAGATCAGAACAGCACTGGCTGCGCTTGAGAATGCCGGTCTTATCATCTCTGGTTCGTTCAATAAATCAGGTTACGATAGGACTAAGTGGTACTGCCCCACAGGGCAGGTCGACTTGCCCCACAGGGCAAATGGATTGGCCCCAGAGGGCGAACCTATACCAGATAATAAACCAGTTAATAAACAAAGTAATAATATTAGAGATATTTTATCTACTTGGTTGATGGATGAAGAAGCTGCTGACAGTTTCATTGCATATCGCAAATCTATCAAGAAACCGCTCACAGCAACGGCTGCTAAAAGATTGTCTGAGAAATTAAGGTGGATCTTCGTCGGTGGTGGTGAGCCATCTGATGCCTTGGCTATGTGCGAAGAGAAAGGGTGGCAGAGCATAGAGGTTGAATGGTTCTTCAAATCACTTCATGGTGAGAAATCTGATAGCTACAAAAAAGCTATGACAAATATTGAGCAAGCAAGACGGGAGACAGCATAATGGATTATGGTCAAAGAGTAGAAATGATTAAGCGGCATCTCGCAGCAATGTTAAGTAGCTATGCCATCCCTAGCCATTTACGCAGTAGCGAGACAGCGCAGCAGGATGAGATTGATGTAACGGCTAAGGCTCTAAACCAGCTTTTCCCAAACGAGACTACGCCAGATCACCTATCAGGTACGTTTGAACGCGCAGCGCTAAAGATTAAGGCTGCTCACACTTCCCGCTCATGGCCTAAAGCTTCTGACATAGCAGCAGCCATTAAGAGTTGCTTTGATAAAGCCAGTGGCCGTGACGTTGCCTCTGGGCCTTGGAAGCCCGACACTTACAAGATCAATGCTGATAGAATTAAACGCGGCGAGCCTGTCGGTGATAATTGGGTCAATGGTAAGATGGGCGAAGCACTGGTAGAGCGAGGGCTTGTGACCGATCAGGATCTACTGCCGTACCGCGAGGCAATAGGTTTTGCAAAACGCTTTGAGGCGTGATAGACTTTTAATTGGGCGTCTTACCCTCAATCTGCTCAACTCCCCCCTCTGGCTAGGTTTCGCACTGCAACGAGGGGGGTCTTTTCTTTTAGTGGTTCTTAGCATACTATACACAACATATAGACGCACCCTCTAAGGACGGACTTATGCAACCAGAAGTTGAAGCCGACACTAACATAGTGAAAAGTAAACCGCCCGCTGCTGGTAAGGGCAGACCCAAAGGCGCTAAGAATAAAAACAGTAAGCTTTTAAAAGATGCTATATTAGAAGCTGCTGAATTAGCCGGTGGTAAACGTGGCATGGTTGCCTATCTTCAACTGCAAGCAGAAGCAAACCCAACTGCCTTCATGGCTCTTATGGGAAAGGTTCTGCCATTACAGGTTACGGGATCTGGCGCACAAGGCGAGCATGAGTTTGTCATCAAATGGAAGTCATAGAAATTGACTACACGCCAAGGCTACAAGCGCGAGAGTTTCACGATAGAACAGAGCGTTTCGCAGTATTGGTTGCTCACAGGCGATTTGGTAAGACTGTAGCTGCGGTTAATGATCTTATCAGAGATGCGCTAACCATTGACCTACCTAACGTCAGGGTGGCTTATATCGCCCCGTATCTCAGCCAATCAAAAGCAGTCGCTTGGGATTACGCTTTAGAATACACCCGCGACATCCCACAAATTAAAGTTAATCATAGCGAGCTAAGGATAGACTTTCCCAATGGTGCAAGATTTCGGTTATTTGGCGCTGATAATTACAACGCTATGCGTGGTTTGTATTTTGATGCGGTAGTGCTTGATGAAATGGCAGACTTCCCTGCATCAGCATGGCCCACAGTCATCAGGCCAGCTATTGTAGATAGAAAGGGCCGCGCCACAATAATTGGGACGCCTAAAGGCAAGAACGAATTTTGGGAGATGTACGATTATGCGAAGAGCCATCCTGAGTGGTGGTGCAGGATGTTTAAAGCGTCTGAGACAGATATTCTTGATGCGGATGAGCTTGAAGAAGCTAAACGCACAATGGGCGAAGATCGGTATGAACAGGAATTTGAGTGCAGCTTTGAAGCAGCAATCCAAGGCGCATACTACGCACAAGAAATGAAGACAGCTACAACTACTGGCAGGGTGACTAACGTGCCTTACGACCCAGCCGTGGGCGTTACAACGGCATGGGATCTTGGCATAGGTGACAGCACGGCTATTTTCTTTGCTCAATATGTAGGGCAAGAGATCCGCATCATAGATTATTATGAAAGCAGCGGGGTCGGCTTAGATCACTACGCAAAGGTTCTCAGTGAAAAAGGTTATCACTACGTTGAGCATATTTTGCCGCACGATGTGCAAGTCAAAGAATTAGGGACAGGAAAGAGCCGCATA